TTAGAGATTTTCATTTACGCTTGGGTTGTATTAGTTGGTTTTGGGGTTGGTTCCCTAAGAAGGACTACATCCCCAGTTTCTTCTAGAACTTCGAACATCTCGTGCATTCCCGTTATGAATCCCTCAGCAGCAAGGTCAATTGCCCCCTCTATAAATAGTTCTCTATCTACCCCACTGGCAGGTGCCTTGGGAGAACTCTTTATCATACCATATACGATATGTGCCTGGGCTTTGGTTAAAGCAGCTAGTACCTCATGGGTATCTTCAAACCCCTTGCCAGAGATTATTACTTGTTCTTTCTCTCCTTCGATAGTGAAGGTTATCTGTACTACTTTTTCTTCTATTGCCATATCTTTTTATATTAAACTTAAACTTAAACAACCTGTTGTTCTTCCTATTGAATCTACCTGCACCCCATTGGGTATCAGTAAATCCTTTCTTTTGCTAAACTTCTCAGCCACTATCTTTGATACAATGTAATACGTATCCTTTTGCTTATGGGGTAATCCTTCCACTTGGCCATATACTGTTTGAGTAATGGGGATTAGTATACCGGATATTTCATCTTTGACAGTTTCGATTGTTTCTGTTTTTTGTGAACATCTAGCCACTACCCCCGATGGGGGTATGGTTAGAGTCAGCCCTCCTTTTTTGATATCGATTGGATGTGTAGTGAGATTGATTATCTTTACTGTTCTCATTATACTTCGATTGTTGGGTTAGCCAATACCGATTTTCTGAAGGTAAGCAAAGTTTCTTGGGCAGTTGCTTTAGCTACCTCATCCTGGATTTTAGCCAATGCTCTTTCCATTGAACGGATTTTAGCTCTTTGCTTTTGTCTGAAGGTTTTTCTTAATAAGGTATCCACCATGCCATCAGGGTATAACCATTTCAAATCTTTGTGTACAATAACTTCCTGGATGATTTGAGCTTCATTAGCATCCTTTAGGTCTGCTTTTGCTGCTTCTTTCTTTGCCTTTCTTTCAGCTAATTTTTCTTTGGCTGATTTTTTAGCAGGGTCAACTACTTGTTGAGATGCTAACTTTGCAGTGATATCAGAGTTGATAACTGCAGCTTCTGGTGATTTTTTTGAGTTTTTCATGGTGATAAAGTTTTAAAGGTTAAATGAATTTTATTATTTATTAATTATATGCAAATATAATATTATTTAAACTCCTGGGCAACAGTTAAATAACTTTTATTGCCCAGGAGGTAATACCTTAGATGTTATCCCAGAGTTGTTCTTGTAACCATCTTTCTCTTTCCTCTAAGCCTGGTTCCATTTCGTTATATTCTTCCATTTCCCTACGGGTACTTATGATTTCAATCCTTATTTCTTCATCTACCCTGAATTCAGCATTGATTACATCAACCGCATGGGGTTTACCATCCTTGATATAGACAAATGGTATGTGTTCAAAGGGAGAATCCCCATGCCCTACAGATTCATATAAGGAATCTGGGGAGAATACCATTGGTGAGGGTGATGGGAAGTATTCTACCTCTTTAGCAAGTATCTGCATGTTAGGGAGAAATCCATTGTTGTTTCTTAAAATAGATATGATACTCTCTATGGTATCCATATGGGTATTATCTAAGTAATCAAGGTCCTGGTAACCCTTTAGGAATGGGATGGTATTTCCATCCTCATCAAGGATAATGTACCCATTATGTTCAGGTTGTCCCGTACTACCATCATGTTCTTTTACCCATACTACGGTTTTCCCGTTTCTTCTGTTTCGTCTTGGCATTGGCATGTTATTAATTTTTAAGGGTTTTATTTATATATTATTTATATGCAAATTTATATTAAATTTGTACCTTAAGCAACTGTTAAATTACCTAAATTACCCGTAGACGATGTCCTCGAAGAAGACGGTTTGAAGTATGTTAAGGGCAGTACTGGCATCATCCTGCTCCTGAGCCATAGCCCATAAATCTAATGTAGGAGATTTCTCTACCCTTTCAAGCACCTGTTCCATTTTTACTACGAAGTCAGCATCTGCATCTGAATCCCTTACGAATAAACTACCGCCATCCTCTAGAATTCGCATCAGCACATCTTCAAAGCATACTGCATTGTTTGGTTTCTCTTTCTCTAACAGTGCCTTAGCATTTCTGTATTCATCTTTGTGGTACTGGATAGATAGTTCACATACCATATCAAAGTACTCTAAGCCATTGCAAAGAGAATTGTAGAAGAATTCTTTTGATTCCTCTTTCGTTAACTTGATTTCCATAACTTTATTCTTTAATGGTTCCTATAAATTCTAATGTTAATCCTTCATCCCAGTTGTTATCCCAGTCATCTAATTCTTCTTGATATTCCTCATCATTATCAAAATCTTCCCTATTACCGGGTCCATCGCTTTCGAAGTATTCCTTCTTAAGGTCTTCATACATATCCTCCTCTTTAAGGAAATTTGACCTTTGAAGTGTGTTTGATACTAATTCATCCTCATCTACCCAAGTAATTAACCATAGGTAAGGACCTTCTCCGAATACCCTCTTGGGTTGGGATTCTGAGTTTAGGAATTCTACTGTTAGTGTTTGTACCATGTTATAAGTAATTTAAAAGGTTTAGTACATCTTTTTGTATTTCCTCAATCTCTTCCGAGAAGTGAAGTAAAGCTTGTGCAGCTGCCTGTTTATGGCAATAAGTCATAGGAAAAGCTTCTTTGATAAGCTCATGGTGATTTCTGAAAGTCTCATAAAGCAAACCCCTTTCATTCTCATTATCCATCATCCTAGCTGTATCTAGGAAATCACCAAAATCATCATTTATTTCGAAGGATAGGATGATAAGTATCTTATTATAGGTTACTTTGTCCATGTTGTAAGTATTTAGTTTTTAATTAATTATATAATATTGCAAATATATAATAATATAATACTAGAAGCAACAAGAAAATTGCCTAAATTACCTTAGAATCTTGGTTATACTGATTGAATCTTTTAAATATGGGAACTTGTGCCCAACCGTAAGAAGTAGGTCTAAGCTTCTTTCTATCTTCTTCCAATACCTTCTGGGTAAATGCTTATTTTTATACTTAGACATTTTATCCCCTAGAATCCATTTCCCATCGAATTTACCTGCACCTTTAATGATTACGCTATCCAATGGTTTAAATCCCATCTGTAACAAATCCCGGGAAATTGCTATAATTCTTTGTTCTGAGGCATGTTCCTTATTTATCTTTAAACCAAAGGCAGTTCCTCCAGCATCATCGCAGCCTTGGCTTGGTACTGCATTATAATATGTGGCCCTTACTTTCATAGTAAGTTCTTTAGAAGCTTCCCTAGAAGCCCTGGGTATCATTTGAATTCCCGTATAGCTCCCAAGGGGAAAGTAAAGTAGGATTATTAGTGTAAGTTTTCTCATAGGCAAAAAAGTAAAAAAGCCCCGTAGGGCTTTAGTTAATGGGTTTGAAGGTTATACCTGGGTAATTTGAGGTAAGTTGGTTTAATGCTTGACCCTGGCTTTCTGCAAGGAATACTGAGTTAAACATTTCAGTGGTTACATTCTCGTACCGGTAAATTTTACCATTCTTGAATTCAATATCCATCTGATTAGTTTCTGGGTCATGGCCCAAGGACTTCATCCTGCTTGATGTGCTTAATTTACGTTCCATAAGTTTTTATTTAAGATTTCTCTCCATAGTCTGAATTTCTTAGTAATACTGTTTGCCGATTCCCTATCTGGCAATTCCAGTAAAGGAACCATCTTAGTTACTATAAATTCCAATTTATCTAATCTGTATTCTGGGAAAGTGAATACATTCTTTGGGTTATCAATCATCAATTCATAATCAAGGTATTGGTTGTTTAAGGTTTCAATCAATTCCTGTTTAGTGCAACCTGCTGCCTCGATTAGTTCATCATGTTTGTAATTATTAACTCCCAACTCCTCATAGATTTCCAGAAGGTTTTCCTTTTGAAGCCCTATAATGTGATGGAGCATTTGTACTTCCCCTTGTGTAAGGTTACTTAGTATCAAAGTCATATTTTATATATTTTATTAATATGCAAATATAATAATATTTAATTCCTTGTGCAACAGTTAAATTACCTAAATATCACCATCACCAACCTCAATGTAAGGTTTCCAACGGGCATAGAATTTTGAGGGTTCTTTTTCTGGGTTAGCAATTGATAACCTGTGTTCTCTTCTCCACTTTTCTCTTTCCTCTAAAGTCATATACTCTGGGAATTTCATCATCGAAGTTTTCTTGAAGTTAAATTCCGATTTCTTAGCCCAAGGCATATCGAATTTACCTTTCTCACCTTGCAAGAAGAATAATACCTTATCCTCTTTATCACCCATGAGTTTGATACCAAAGATTAACTCTGGGTCATACTTATCATTTTTAGGGTCCTTAGCCTGTTTTAGGCATCTCATCAATATTTGGTAATCCCCTTTCTTGATACCTACTGGTAAACTTCTTCCTTCCAAATAACCCATAGCTTCAAATAAGTCAATGGTCATAAATCTGAATCCGCAGTTCTTAACCATTTCAATAGCCTCATCCTGAGTTGAGCATTGTTGGAAGACAGAAAGCATTTCTGCTCTATCATCAGTATCTGGGATGGCATCCCCAGACGGTTTACGCCCTCTAGTTTTCACTTCTTTAGATATTAAAGGAACTACTCCCGTAAGTTTATCTAAGTACTCTTTACAGCGTGCAATATCATCTGTACCCATTAGGGTAAATTCAATTCTTATAGGACCCGAATGCTGTAACTTTGGGCCTACATTAAACTCAGCATCCTGGGTAAGCAGCCTATCAGATTGCATAACCAGTTCCTCGTTGAATAACTGTATTCTTATCTTCTTTTCCATATATCGTCGGTATTTGTGTTTTTAAACTATAAAGTCCGGTTGCCCGGACTTTATTAGAATTGATGAGGATGATTAATCTTCTGTTTCATCAGCATCAGCAGCTTTTTTAGCTTTCTTTTCTTTCTTAGAAAGTTTTTCTTCAGCTACTTCAGCAACTTCTTCTGATTTTTTAACC